GTGTCTTGTTTGTCGATACCAGGAGCAAACTTAATTTTCGTAAGCATCCTTTACTCCTATGCTGTATTAGTTTTAAATTGCCAGCCCTTATTAGAACCAGTATAAAAAAGTGTGACTGATTGGTTGTTAGTTGTAAGATCTACTGAAGCAGCAGTTCCTTGAATTTTATCTGATCCATTTGGTGCTACGATACATTTGTTAGTTCCAAAACCATTAGATGCTGATACATCCATAATAACTATTTCATCACCCACTGCACCTGCAGGCAAAGTAATAGTTACAATATTAGCAACAGTATCTACACCTATTTGATCACCAGGCACTGCTGTGTATGCAGTTTTACTCGCTGCAGTTACCGTTGTAAATCCTTTTTCCAACATACCTAATGTCGTTGCTGGAACACTACCTCTAGAATAAACTAAAGCTGTTGCACCTTCTGGAAGAGGCACTTGTGTAGATGCGCTCTGACCAGTCGTTAATAAAGTTACCGTATAACTATCACCAGCCCCACCTCTCGTTGTTCCATCTTCTACAAAAAATACTCTATTAGCATTACCACCAGATGTAGTTGCAGGCATTGTTAAACTTGCATTACCAGATAAAGTTCCTGTCACTTTAATGTATAAATTTTTACCATTTGCAGTTGCGTCTCCATCAGCTAAACTTAAGTTTACATTACCAGAGCTTAAAGTTACTTCTACATAACCTGATGCTGCTGTTTGTAATAATTGTAAATTAGTGTTTGTAATTGTGCCCCATAGACCAGCTTTCTCACCGGTTGCTACAAGTTCTAATGATAAATCTGTTGAATAAGTTGATGCCATATTAATAAGGTTTTATTGGTGTCCAAACCATTGTTGCTCCTGGTACTATATCGTTCCACGTAATAACTCCTGGTTCTACCGTATCTAATGTTAACTGAGAACCTGTAGGACTTATATTTGCGTCAGCAGTTATTGTAACATTACCCGTAGCCAAGGTCAAGTCAACACCTGATGGTAAAACATCAACATCTGTGCTAATGGTAAAATTACCTATATTTAAAGTTACTTGTGAGCCTGTAACAGTGTGATCTACATCTGTTCTAATACTTAAAGTTCCGAGACCTAAAGTTACCTGACTTGGTGTTAAATTTTCTGTAACAGAATCTGCAATAACTCCAGCGCTGCCAATACTAATAGTTACCTGATTGCCGGTTACCGATACGTTTACATCTGAATCGGGTCCTGATGTAGCAAAAGGTAATGCTGATATTGCGTCAAATCCTAAACTCATAATATGTCCTTAAAAGGGGACTGTGTGGTATGTGGTGGTGACACAGCCCCCATCTAAAGATTATATCATCGTTTAAACCAAGAAGGAAGACCTAAATGTGGACGCTTGTCGAACATATTATCCTTCGCTCCTGGGGTCTTACGATTGTTATAATGCAGAAAAACTTGTACGCATTCTTTACCTTTGAATTTTTCTCTCCAATGTTCTAGCTCACAGCCAGAATAAACCAGCATATCTCCTGGTTTTAAATCTACTCTAACACCTTTAGTGTTGTCTGATACATATCCTTGACCTGGTTTAACGCCACCTTTTTTAGGATCTGGTTCTAAATATATTGGCCAATCATCACCACCTAGATTCATTGTAGTAGATATCTCACAACTAAATCTATCTTTGTGTCTTTTAAGTTCATCACCTTTTTTATAAATTCTAGCATAAGTATATGCAGGATATAATTTTAATCCTGTTGCTTTTTCCATGCCTGGTTGACATTTAAGTAATAAAGTTTCCATTGCCATATTAGCATATTGAGAATATGTATTTGGTATTTGACCATCTGATTCTTCATAGAAACCCAATATACTTTCAAATGGTGAAAAGTATCTAGCAGCTTTACAAGTATCATAAACTTGTTTTTGCATTCTAAAATAGTTTGCAATAAATGTTGCAAGATCTTTAGATATTGCTTGTTTAATAATTGTATATTTATTTTTTTTAAACATCTTTAGCCATTTCTTTTGGCACTGCTTGTATGTTCCAGTGTATAAATCTAAAAGGTTCTTTACCATGATCTACTGCAAATTCATGTTCTAAATAACCTGGAAATATAACTAACATTCCAGGTTTAGGTTTTATATGAAATATTTCGTGGCCAGCCCACACACCTTTTAAATTTGGTTTCATTTTTAATTTTGTGCATCTTGCACCAGTCTTTGGTTCGTGAAAGATTGGATATGATGTCTTATCGCTACATTTTAAAAAGTAAAAACCTGATACGTGTTGATTCCAATGAATATGTGCAGAGTGATGACCACCACCTTTTTTAGCAAACTCTTGCACCCATAGTTCAGAAAACATTGTTTGATATTGTGACATATCATAACCTTGATGATCTAAATATTCCCAAGATTTTTGACCAATATAATTTCTAAAATCTAAAAAATCATTGTCAGCTGTAAGTGGTGTTGAGTGATAACTTCTTCCAAAATCACCAAACTTTTTTATATATTCTTTTTCTCTTTTACGAGCCTCACTAATATATTTGTTACTCGCTTTATTTAATGATTTAACAAACTCTGGTTTTTCTTCATTCCATATTACAGTTGGAAAATAACTATTTATAAACATTATCTAAAAGGCCTCCCTAAATGCCATACCACAAGACTATACCTTGTGCCTGATGTTACTGGTTTAACTCTATGCCATACAAAACTAGGAAATACAATAATAGATCCTTTTGGTAATATCTCTTTACATTGTATTCTGTGTTTTGATTCATCTCGCATATGTGGATCATAGTTTCTAAAATCAAATTCTAACTCACCACCTTTATATTCTGAACCATCTGTTAACTGGCAAGTCATAGATAGTTTTCTAATTTTACCATGTTCTGGATTTCCGGGTCTATCATAAGGCTTATCCCAACTATCACAATGCCAATCATAATATTGATTTAATTTATATTTTGTAAATTGACAGGACTCACTTCTGTCCCACTCAAAGTTCCAACCAGCCATTTCATTTGCTTTATGTACATATGGATGTAATTCTTTATATATCCAAGTATCATTTAACCATACTAAATCTGATTTTCTTTTTCTCTGAATATTTTTAACTTCTTCTTTTGTTAATTTTTTTTTGTCATATCCACCTGTTCTTGCCATACTCTCTTTTTGTGCATTAGCATATTTAATAACTTCATCACAAAATTTAGGTGTAAGCACACCACTAAAATACCAATAATAATTAGATATATTCATATGTTATAGTTTGCACAAAATTTAAACTATCCTTTTGATTATTGGTTAAATAATACATACAAGTTGATGGAAACATTATAAATTTATTATTTGTTAATGGTATATCCCAGCTCCTGCCTTTACGCCTATTATCTTCATAATGTATTCTAACCATACAATTTTTAACATTTACACCATAAAGAAATGTGTAATCAGGAGAGTTTCGTAAATCCACTGGATCAATATTTAGTAGGGGTGTTGTTGTTTCTTGAGGTTTATACATATTACCCCATACATTTTTATTAATTAAAGTAAAATCATATTCTAAAACCACATGCTCTCGAATATATGTATTTAACATATCAAATGCCTTTGAAAAAGGTAGAGGTGAATCTGTAACATTTGAAGTTAATATGTCTTGTTGTAATTTATCTCGATCAATGTCCCAATCTTTGGGCATTGCTACATCACCGTAATATAATGCTATTTCAGATAATACTTTCTTTTGCATACCACATACCTTTGTAATTTACACTTATAGGTCTGTCAAGTCCCAAGACTGACCTTCTTCATTCCAAATATAATGTTTATTTGCAGTTTTTTCTTCTTCTGTTAATTCAGGAGCATCGCCGATTGGTGATTTCCAACTTGCAGTTGTAGTATCTTTTACCCAAGAAGGATAAGGTTTTCTAGGCCAAAAAATTTGATTATCTTCATCCCAAGTATAACCTATACCTGCGTAATTGCCTCTAAATGCTTTTGAGTTATCACCAGAACTATGTGTATTACCTCTTGTATTGTAAGATGTTTGAATCCACATTTGTGCAGGCCAATTATTGTGTAATTCTAAATATTGTTGACCTACTGTTTCATCTTCAACACCATCAGCATTTAACATATCTTTATTATCTAAAGTTAATACTGATATAACTTTTCCGTTTGCTCCTAGTTTTGCAAAATGTGCCATAATGTTTCTCCTTATATATTAATTTTAACTACCATTCAACTATTGAAATTTATACCTAATAATAACAATTCCTGAACCACCATTTCCTCCAGGTGAATCGGATGTTGGAGTTCCATAATTAGGATTTTCACTTCCTCCTCCGCCTCCACCACCGGTGTTATCTGTTCCATTCATATCATCTAAAGGAGGCGATGACGGAGCACCTTTTCCTCCACCTCCTGCACCTCCACAAGGTTGACTTGTTGTGGGATAAGTTCCTCCACCACCACCGCCTGCGTAGAACGTAGCTGAACCATTAATATCTAAAGGTGTTCCTGTGCCACCATTACCACCTGTAGAACCAGACCCAGCAGCACCAGCTCCACCATGTCCGCCTCCGCCACCACCTCCAGGATTACCAGGTGCACCAGCACCTCCAGGATTTCCTTGAGAAACAGGCACAGAAGGAGTGTTCCCCGCTCCAGCTGACGCGTTTCTACCACCACCGCCGCCAGAACCACCAGTGCCTCCAGGATTATTACTACCTACTCCTGCACCACCTAATCCACCGCCAGTTGATGTTATTGTTGAAAAAATTGAATCTGATCCTTTTGTTCCATCAGCAGCAGGTGCTCCAGGAGGGGCTGGAACTGTGGCAGGACCTAAACCTCCTGGTCCACCTCCACCGACTGTTATTGGATAAGCTTGAACTGAAACTGGGAGACCTCCTGTTGCTGGATTAGGATAAGAAAATCTCATACCACCAGCACCTCCACCACCACCAGCTCCACATCCTGCTCCACCACCGCCACCACCAGCCACTACCATGTAATCTACTGTTGTTGATCCTGAAGGATTACCTAAAGAAGACACACAAAAAGTTCCTGGGCCTGTAAATGTATGAATTTTAAAATTTCCTGATTCTGTTACTGTTCCACCTGTTGCTGCTATAAATTGTGTTGTTGGCACGTCGCTTGCTAAACCTGAATCTGTTACAATCCAACCTTTTGTAGAATCTACAAAAACTAATGATGCTGCTAAACCTTTTGTTTCTAAAGATGCATTAACAGTCGAACCACCAATTTTATCTGAACCATTTTGAACTAACGTTACTTTATTATTATCAAAATTTTCTGCGTAATCTGCAATTCCAACAATTGCTCCTGCAGTTCCTGCAGGTAAATTAACAGATATTGCTCCACTGGTTGTGTCAACAAAATAACCTTCACCCGCTGATGCTGTAAAACCCGATGTCTTAACAGTTGTCTGCCAATTAACGGCACCTGTTGCTCCAAAACCATTTGCAGTTCCAGCGTTTGTTATTGTTGCGCCTGCAGGAATTGTGAATGTGTCTCCACTATCTCCTAATGTGACTGTACCACATGCTGCTCTTGGACTAATTTTATTTACTTTTATTTCACTCATAATTTACCTATTGAAATTTATATCTTATTATTACTATTCCTGAACCACCAGCACCACCAGTGTTTCCAGGATTACTTCCACCACCTCCCCCACCACCAGTGTTTACCGTTCCTGCGGTTCCAGTTGGAGCTAATGCAGCGCCTCCGCCACCTGCTCCACCACTTCCATCACTATTTGTATCTGATCCTCCGCCACCGCCGCCGGCTCTTTGCACTGGGCTAGCATTAATTGAAGTTGTTACTCCAGCTCCACCATTACCACCTTTTGGACTTACTGCATCATCACCTGCTGCTCCAGCACCACCACCTCCACCACCATTTGTAGTGGAAACTTGACCATCAAAACCTTTTCCTCCTGGTTGACCTTGAGCAGGAGTTACAGGAGGTGTGTTACCTGCTGCGCCAGGTTCAGGACCTGACCCAGTACTATATCCTGCTCTTTGACCTCCGCCTGATCCTCCAGTGAGTGCTCTACTACCTGGATTTTCTGGAGCAGGTGGACTATTTGGTCCAGCAGATCCACCAGCACCACCTCCGGCTGAAGTTATAGTTGAAAAACTTGAATTAACACCACTTGTGCCTCTCATTCCCACAGGTCCAGGTCCACCAGCACCACCACCACCAACTGAAACAGCGAAAGGTCCTGGAGACATTTGTAAAGAAATTGATGATGCTATAGGGGAAGCTGTGTAACATCCAGACACTGGAGCATTGTGAGATTCTCTATAACCTCCAGCTCCTCCACCACCTCCCATACAAGAGCCACCACCACCACCACCTGCTATTACTAAATAATCTACTTGTGCTTTACCACCTCCACCAGAACTTACACAAAAAGTTCCTGGTCCTGTAAATGTATGAACTTTAAAATTTGTACAAACTGTAGTTATAGTTCCTCCAGTTGCTGATATAAAAGAAGATCCTGTTTCTGTTTCTGGTGCATTTTGTATGTTTATCCACCCTTCAGTTGAATCAACATAAACTAAAGTTAAAGCTTGACCGTTTGTATTTAATACCATGTCATCCGCTACACCACCTATTTTTTCTGAACCATTTGGTGATACTGTAAAATTATTTGTTGCAAAAGTTCTTGTATAATCTGCAAAAGAAACTATTGCTCCAGCAGATCCAGCCGGTAAATTTGCAGTTAAAACCCCACTTGATGTGTCTATAAAATAACCTTCACCATTTGCTGCTGTGAAAGTTGTTGTCTTTGGAGTGGTCTGCCAATCTACAGTTCCAGTTCTACCAAAACCTGTTTGAGATGCACCTGATGCTAATGCAACAGTTTTTCCGCATCCACCTAATGTTAGTGTAGATCCTGATTCTGTTGTTACTGTATTTACTTTAATTGTACTTGTCATAATTATTGAAATCTATATCTTATTATTACTATTCCACTACCACCAGTTGCTCCTGTTTTATTATTTGCACCTGATGCACCACCTCCACCACCTGTATTGTCGCCTCCTGCTCCTCCATCACCAGAAGATGCATCTGCTCCTGAATTTAAAGCACTACCACCTCCTGTGCCTTGTGTGCCACTTGGCATAGATCCACCACCTCCGCCACCACCAAGTCCACCATTTCCTCCTGTTCTATTTGATTCACTTCCACCACCTCCACCACCAGACCAATAATGTCCTGTACCATTTATATTAACTTGTAATCCAACGCCACCATTTCCAGCTTGAGGGGGACCGGAATCAGCACCTACAGCACCAGCGCCACCACCACCTCCACCAGTAAATATAGAAGGACCTCCATCTCCACCAGTATTTCCTTGACTAGGAGTTGTTGAAGGCGTATTTCCTGCACCACCTGTTCCACATTGACTTCCACCACCACCACCTGAACCACCTGCAAGACCTAACCATCGTGGAGCAGAACCATAACCGCCTCCACCGCCTCCTGCAGTAGATGTTATTGTTGAAAAACTTGAATTGTTTCCTGAATTTCCTTGACTACAAGCACCACTTGGAGAACTTGTACCAGGTCTAGCTGCTCCTCCTCCTCCAACTACTATCGGAAAAGCGGTTGCTGAAACTGGTAAAGCTGATCCTGCAAAAGGTGCACTAGTAGGTGGAGCAGTAAAAGTTGATGCGGAAAATCTTAGACCTCCTGCACCGCCTCCTCCAGAGTGTTGAGATGCACCACCACCCCCTCCTGCAGCTACTAAATAATCTACCGTAGTAGAGCCTGCTGGATTACCTACAGCAGAAACACAAAAAGTTCCTGGGCCGGTAAAAGTATGAACTTTAAAATTTGTACAAGCTGTTGTGATTGTTCCACCTGTTGCTGTTATAAATGTAGCTCCTTGTTCTGTATCTTCTGCGTTTTGAACATTAATCCAACCTTTTGTAGAATCAACATAAACAAAAGTTGCTGCTTGACCATTCACATTTAATTTTGCAGAAGATGCAATTCCACCAATTTTTTCTGATCCATTTGGACTTATTGTTAAATTGTATGTTGCAAAATTTCTTGCATAATCAGAAACAGCTACGATTGCTCCAGCACTTCCTGCTGGTAAATTTACTGTTATAGCACTTCCAGAATTTATAAAATAACCCTCACCACTTACTGCTGTAAATGTAGAGGTTTTTGGAGTTGTTTGCCAATCTACCGAGCCTGATCTACCAAAACCTGTTTGACTAGCACCAGTTCCTAATTGTACAGTAGTTCCAGAACCACCTATTGTAAGTGTGGAACCACTTTGTTTATCAATTTCGTTTACTTCTACTTTAGACAATGACTAATACTCCTGTTACCGTAATCGTACCAGGCACAGTCACAGGTCCTGCAAGAACTCCGTTCTCAACAGTTTGTGTACCATCAATCGTGCCTGCTTGGTTTTTTATAAATTCATCAGGGGCTGAACCGCCTCCGATGTATTGGATTCCATTTACTATTGCCGTCATAATTCCTCCTACGAACTAATTGTATCAATAAATGATGTGACAATATCTAAAGACGAAGCAGTATCGCTTTTAGCTTTTAATACGTCACCATTTTCTAAAACAATTTTTGCTCCACCTTGAATTAATTCAATCGCACTGTTTGGTGGGACTGAAACGTTTTTAGCGATGAAATGATCATTACCACCACTTTCAATAAAAACGTCAACTAAAATAGTAGAGGTAACAACATTACAACATCTAATTCCAATAACTGCATCGTAGTCGCCGCCAGTTACCAAAGTAACTTCTGATGTTCCAACGTTTCTTTGTAAATTGTTTCTAAAATCTTGTGCCATAATTTATTCCTTTATAACGCCACCGCCATTGCTAATGCAAAGCCAGCTGACGCTGCTCCTACTGGTGTTCCTGATGCATCCAAGAAAACCGATTTACTTGCTGGTAAAGTACAGAATACATCTTTTGTACCTGCACTAAAATCAACAACATTGTCAGAGTTAGAACTACTAAAAATTGTAGCTCCTGATCCTCTTGTTATGTTTGCACTTGTGCCATCTAATGTTCCAAGTCCAACTTCAAACTCACTTGTACCTTGATTAAAGATACAATAGTATGTCGTATTATTGTTTCCTATTCCTGTTGCAAAAGTTTCAAAACCAGTTGCTGCTGCTCCAAGTGCAAAGGCACCTGTGCCAGTAGTTGTGCTTGTTACTTTTACTCTATCATTTATAACTAACGCCATAAATTTTCTCCTTATGCCATACTAATAATTGCATTAGCCGGTGTAGTCGGATCAGGAAACGTAATAGTAAATGTACCATTCGTTGCTGTCTTGTTTCCACCAAAATCTAAAACCACTACTAATCTGTTTGCTGTTCCATCAACTGTATCTGTATTATAGATAGCTGCAAACGCTGCAGTAAAAGATGCACTACTATAAGTAACATTATCAAAATCAACTGAAGCAACTGCTGTGCTCGAAGCAACTCCAAATCTTGTTAATGTTTTAACTGAATAGTTAGTTCCACCTGTTGTATCTACTTCGCCGTTTCCAGTTCCTGCTAAATACACAGTTGAAGATGTTGAATATGGATTAGTTGTGTATAATGAAATTTTAAAAGTGTTTCCACCAGAAGCTTTGAAATTATGATTCGCTTCGAAGAGAGCACCTCTAAAACTATTTGGTATTATATTTGCCATATTGTTTTATCTCCTATGTATAACTTGATGGTGGTTTAACGTTAAGTTGAGCTCGAACTTCACCATCTTGATATTCGTCTCTGCGTCTTTGACCGATTTGTTCGATCGCGTACGATTCT